CCCCACTAGAATCATAAGCAAAGACTTACGTAGGTTCGCTACTGTTCTTACAACTTAGTCATCACTCTTGCTAGGCAAGCCTTTCCAATCCTTAGAATGGGATTCCAAGGTTGTCTTCCCTATCTTATACACCCGGGAGACCAGGGAATATTCCTCCTTTAATCTGGAGCAGGCGAGTAAATTCAGGTCCTAAATGCTTATAAAAAGCTTTAACATGTTTCAATATAGTTCGGTTGAACTTGTCAGAGCGGAATTTAGATTTCTTTTGCTCATCGGTCAAATATTCTCGTACCAACATCCTTTCAGGTTGAAGCTGTGAAGCTATATTGAGTATTGATTCAATTTTGAATAGACGCTCATAGGTAGCAGGCAGTGTCCACGGAGTGGAAGGTTCAGGTACTAGTGCTTCTTTCATATCCCAAAAGGGATCTCTAGAAGTAACTTTCCCATAAGTATAGAATTCATCTTGGGTACTTAATGCAAAGACCTGACCCTTGAAAAGGGGAAGAAATAAAGGGACATCTAAATTTGGAAAATGATTAGTTGTCTCTTTCTCCTTCCATGTTAGACACCGGGAGTCTATCATCCAAGCCTTTTGTATACGATCAGGTCCTAATTGATTAAGTACTGCCATGTCAGACGAGATCTTAAGATCTAGTATCCATGATGTTTTTGCTAAACGGGAATAGGAAAGTAAAGGGCGCAACTCTTTACCCAATCTCTCAAGATATTGCTCGCGTGCCGCACATACTAATGGAACATTAAGATAATCTATATTGATTTCTTTTGTTTCATTCTTAGCCTTTTGAGGATTCCATTCCTCATAGGAGTATAACGGTTTACGAGCATCTCTAAAGAGATCACGCCATGCCGACATAAGTTTTCCCTCTGGATTTAGAGGAACTTTAGGATCCGCGAACCATTCTTCATCTGCACCCCAATAAGGGCACGTATGAGGCTTACCACTTTTAGAATAGACATTTCTCTGTAAATATCCATCTAAACGAGGTAAATACCAATGGATCATGGAACTTAAAGACTCTGCCCCAAACTTTTTGGCAGCATGATATTCTTTATCCCACTTAATTAAGATCTGTGAGCTTAAAAGAGACACATATGTCTCCGCAGCCCTTGTCGAGAGAAATTTGACATGACCTTGTGTCTGTAAAGTATTTCTTGATAGGTTCCAGAGCTTATGATTCAATAAGTCAGCATAACTACATGTCTGCTGTAATACAGCAGACCATGCGAGATATTTGCTAATCCCTGTTATTCCACGGTATCTTACCGCCGGACTTAGCAGTACTGGAAGCAGTGCAATCATGAATAATGGCATTTTGCCATTACTCATGGTAAAGCGGGATTGGGCCCACTTACGTGGGACCAACCCTCTTAAATAAAACGAAATTTCGTTTATAAAAGGTCTTCTCCATCCTCTCTCATTCAACCGAGTTATCAACTCAAGCCTAGTAGAGGGAGTATTCGCTGAAACTTCCTCCCGCAAGGATGCGGGAGATACATTCTCAGGACCTAACACTATCTGATTAGCGAATTGAAATAATCTCTCACCTAACTTCCCTTTTTGGGTCGTTATGGGAGAGATTACACTCTTCGCTAATGAAATAGGAATAGATAACTTACCACATATAATTATATATTGCTCTGCAACTCCAGTGTGTCCAATAACCACGTCGTCACCCAGGACCCTATATTGACGAAATGGTTGTAAAGACTTTGTTAAAGAATACCAACTATATTGAACCAAAAGATGATGGAAGAGAGCTAAAGAGCCCCATGAGGACAATGCCCCCATAGGTTGTCCTCTAGTATATCTTATATAATGCTTCCCCTCGTGTAGATAACGTTCCTTTTGTTTCCCTTCCCGTAAAGGAAGAGCGAAATCCCTATCCACAAGAAGAGATGTCCATAGTTGACCACAAGGTTTGCCAAAGATATTATCAAACATATCTTTATAATAAGATACGGCGATCATATCTGTGGCTGATTTTAAATCATATGAATGGTAGGAGTCACATTTTAGACTCATCATACTATTCACAGAACCTTCTTGATCAAACGTGGCATCACATTCTTCAAAGACTTTTAAAAGTTGAAAGATAGCAGTATGCATAGGAGCGAGTACATGTTGGGTCCAATAATCGACCATGGCAAATACCCGAACCTTGCCTGCAGGTTCATATTTTAAAGAAAGAGCTCCCAAAAAGAACTCTTTATTTAAATAACCGCGTCTCCATCTTTCACTAAAAGGACGAGAGAGGTAGTATAAAAAATTATACATATCTCTTCCGTGGTGATCCCCCGTATATTCCATCCATTTTAAGAGATGGTTTACACGTTGGTAACCCCATAATCTCGCTGCCCGAGGGGCTTGAAATATGGAGGGACCAGGGCCCACACCGGATCCTGTTAGAATAAGAGGAAAATGATCTGGTAACAAAATACCTGGACCACGACGCATGTTATGTTCTCGTATAAACTGTTTACAGTACTGCCGGAAAGCATGTGCTGTAGACGAGTCTTCCACTGGAGGGGCTGTAATTGTAGAGAAGTCTGGGTCATTATAAACCCCTTCTAAAGCTCTATATATGTTTAATAAGGAAAACCAAACTCTAATATAAGGTTTATTTCTTGCGATGAACCACTGTCGGACAGGGACGGGTAACCAAACAGGTATACCCGCCCTGTTTAACTTCATAGGATGACCCAGAGCCCAAGTATCAGCTCTAGAGCCACCAAGATAACATTCCAGACAAAATTTTGTCACAGAAAGTCTCTTAATATATGAGTTAATTCCCTGACAACGGATGTGATTCTCGGAATAAGTAATAAAATGTTGAACAGAAGTTAAGTATGTTTGACCTAAAGATACACCTGCGTAAGACGCTAAAGAAACACAATAGTGTCTTACTAATCGTTTCAGGTTTCCCTGATCGACTCTGACCAGAGTGCTATCATTCTTTGATATCATATAAGGCAGGAGTGCGGATCGCCAATACTTCGGCTGCATAAATGCAGCTGGAGAATTGGGGGATATTTTGGATAAATCTTTTATTTTCTTTTCAGACCAATCAGCCGGAGGTTCATCTCCAGGCCTAGCAATGACTAGGATGGACGTCTCTGTCGATAAAGCAACTTTCTGGAGAGAAAGGTACTCTCGTTCTGTTAAATACAGAACGCCCTTAGGATCTACAGGATCAATCACAGCAAAATGCGTGAAAATCCGATCCCAGTCAAGACCTTCCCAATAAAGGAAGTTTAACACCGATGGGTGTTTTAATATAAGGGACGAAGTTGTGAAGGGACGAGTCCGAAGCCCTTGTGGAGAATTATTGAATATATATTTCATAATGTATATTGACTTTCTTTAGGAAAGTATTCCTCTCAGATGAGAGGCAATCGAACAAGGGGAAGTCGGTCAAGACCTCAATAAACCGCGTCATATCACATCCTTCCCCTAGGACGTAATATAACGTTATATGTAACGCCTCACAGAAAGGATCTACTCTTGACTTATCTATTGTGGTAAGGTCGGGAAAAGACTTATATAATTCAGTCTTAGAACCTTGTGTGATCTCCACCTCGAAACCACTCAAGATTTATCAAGTTCCTTAAAGGGAGTAAGAATATCTAGAGGGGGTGTTGATTTAAAATCCGCGTTATAGACTTAGACAGACTTTAAAACACTGTTAGTCACCCCAACAAAATTATTGTTGAGTTTACCTGCCCCATATACAGAGCGTTATTCTCCAAAGACGAGTCACATATAATTAGGTTTAAAGACCTTTATAGGTAAAGATCTCTTCCCCAGATAGCACCCTACACCCTTTTAGAATCAGAAGATTCAGAGGTAGGTCCCTGAGCACGGCATACCCCCAGGTGGGGTATCTGTCTTAGTTTCAAGCAACGAATTACTTTCCCCCAAGACATCTACACCTGTACGACCCCATACAGGAGAGGCTCTTTGCTACATAATAGCAGTTGATAACCGAGAGAGGGAAGATCCTTTTGGGAGACCAAGCGGGGCCGCAAGGCCGGAGGCTGCAAAGCCTCCTC